CAGTCAATGTCGATGTTTGGGCGGAACTTTTAAACCGAGTTGACTTAGTTGTTCGCGGTTATGTTCAACCATTGATTAACACTGATGTAGATTTTAAAGTCAATAGTTGGTCTTTAGATCAATGGTTGGAGACTCTACTGCCTAAGCAAAGGATGCGCTATGACACTGAGAAAAATCGGACTGATCTACCTTGGCTCATAAGGTCCTCTAAACCAAACACAAATGGTAAAACAACCTCTAACATGCTCAAGATTTTGAAAAACCATGGAGTCGTTAATATGTTTGTAAAAAAAGAATTTTTGTTGGCTAAGGCTAAAAGGGAACCTAGGGCAATTTCCAATCGTGATGACGCTTATGCTATGATTATGGGGGTTATAATAAAACCCATTTCAAAAGCTTTGTCAGCCCATTGGAATATCTTGAATAATGTTTGTTATTCAAGTGGACTAACACCATCACAAATGGGAAGTTGGTTCGCTGCCACCAGGACTAAGTATAGGACATCAAACTGTTTTATACTAGAAACTGATTTTAGTAGGTTCGACGCTACCTTTCATACCAAAGCCCTTAAGTTGGAAGAAAACTTTTATCATAGAGTGTTGTCTTCTAACGATTTCTTATATGAATGCATTCCTGGTCTTTTCAAGGCTCAATATTTAACTAGGGGAGTTTGGAAGAAAAATGGTAAGGAAGTGCTTAAATATCAAGTAGAAGGAACTAGGAAATCTGGGGATGCCAACACCTCTGTTGGCAATTCTTATGTCAACGCAGTTCTGCACGAATTTGTTCTGAACAAAGTAGGAGCCGTCAGGGCTAATATGATAGTCCTTGGTGATGACAATTTGACTTTCTTTGAATTTACTAAAGATTTAAGTGAAGTTCAGATTAATGATTTGAGAGACAATATTCAAAAGATCTTTCTATCATTGGGGTTTAAAGCTGTCTGTAAGATACACAGACATAACTCCATGCATCCTACTTTTTGTTCTGGTTATTTCGTTCCCTGCTTAATCAATTCGGTGCCTTCTTACCATTATGTCCCGTTCCCTGGTAGGGCCTTAACTAAGGCTAGTTGGGCTAAAACTCCCCTTTATGGGAAGAAAGCGAGACATAGTTGGTTGTTCGGTTCCATTTTTGGTAGATACCTTTTGACGGGTGACATACCTATCATGGGGCCTTATTATAAAGCAATACTCAGGCTAGTGGCTGAGGAAGGCAATGCTCTTTTATCTCCAGGATATTTACATGAATTACAAATGGATTGGTACAAAACCACTATTTTGCAAACTATAACTCAAAAGTTTAAAACAACGGATGAAATGTTATTTGCCATACATAATCAGCATTTAGGGATATCTGACGACGAAGAATTGCCGTCGGTTGAAACTAGTGCCGAAACCGTTAAGTTTTTTTGTGAAATGTATGATTTATCCATTGAAGAAATACAAGAATTCCACGAATTTTGTGAGAATTTGAAAAACTTAGACATAGTAATAGACCATCCAGTATTACGGAAAATTGAACGAAAAGACTGGGAAATACCTGATGAGTTAATGGACTTAGTTGGATTTGATGATGGTTCAGTTTTGCGACCGAATATTAATGAAATATTAACTGATCCGGACACTGAGTCATTTTTGTATCATAGGTCCATCTATAGTCCTCAAATAACTCAAATGGTTGATCGTAAAGATAGATTTTTATATGGGAAACCTTCTTTGCAACAATTGTTGCCGAAACATGTTTTATCTATCGTTTTCGAGCACTAAATGTAGTG